CACCGAGCTGGGGCGCTCCTGTAAAATAATAATGTTAACCCCATGATGGGGATGAGAGAGAGAGATAATGAGCCGTAAGAGCACACGTAAAGGCACACCAACTAAAAACGCAATTCGCGAATATTGGACAGCAACAAAAGAAGGCCAAGAGCATATCAAAAGAATAAGAGACTCATACTCTATAGCAGTCGAGAACCTCATATATTTAGAGTCTGATATGTACACTTGCTTTGCATGCAATAAGCCAACATCAAGACTTGATAGGTGTCATATCATTCCACACGCGAACGGTGGGACTATGGAGCCCAGTAATTTTGTGTTGATGTGCCCAACTTGTCACAAGGAGAGCCCAACCATAAATAATGAAAAGATATTTTGGACTTGGCTAGACAGTGTTGATGATTATTTCACGAGTCGTCTAAATACAATACGTGAGTGTATCCCAAGTGACTTACAGAACAGTGACGCGCTGCCTACGGCTCAAGACGTTATTGCTATGCTCAACAGTTATGATGTGCCTCTAGTTGGAGGCAAGCTTTCTGATAGCACACTGGCTGGTGTTCTGTCAGAGTGTCTAGAACAGGCAACCAGTAATAAATAATGTTAACCCCATGATGGGGATGAGAGAGAGATAATGACAATCAACCCAATGATCGACCGTAATCCCGCCAAGAGTCTTGAGCGCGCATATAATGAGGCCGGAGAGTTTCAAATTTACCGCGAAATCTATATGAACTCACTAGAGGCTGGCGCTTCTATGGCTGGCGTTTCTAACTTCCATAATAAGCTTGCATGGCTTGATAATGGATGTGGTATTGATCCAAGTGACCTTGACCAGCTTATCAATGGTCGGAACTCATCATCAAAGAATACTGATGGGAGACATGGTAACTTCGGAGTGGGCCTGAAAGACGCCGGTCTGTTCCCTAACCCTCACGGCTTAATCGTTGTCAGTAAGACAGAGGCACATCCTAAAGGTGGGATGATCTGGCTGTGCATTGATCCTGAGCTTGGAGCCGGAGCCAAGATGTTGATCTCTGATGAGATGCGCGCAGCTGGCCACACTGGTGATGGTCAGGCGGTGGTTGACTTTGAGAGCCACAACTCATTCACCATTGATGGTATCGACTTTATGTCTGTGTTCTCAGAGTCAAGAGCATTTAAAAATGTCAACACTGGTACAGCCATCATCTTGATGGGACAAGATAAAGCAGACGTGACTTTTCCTGATCTGGGCTCAGTGCGTCAGTATCTACAGTCTAGAATATACAAGTTTGGTCTGTCCGTATATGGCTTTAGGATTAGCGCTCGCCAAGAGACTAAGAGAATTTATGGTATTGGGCGAGGCCACTCCAGACATATCATCTCATCCATGTTAATCAACGGTTTCACTGTGGAAACTTCGCTTTATCCTAGCGAAAGATCTGTCTTCGCTGCTGATGACCCAGCATCAAGACTGTCTTTCCTTGAAGCAACTCTTTACAAGGATGAGATGTATGGTGTCTCGTTTACATCAAGTCGAGCATCACAGATGAAGAGGTCAAGAGACACAGCGCTTAAGTATGGGCTGATCTACCCTCAAGTCTATAACCGTGTAAACATCGTGATCAAGCCACCCATCTATGATGAGGCTACTGGTGTGGGCTGCTTCCCTGACTCATCACGCTCAACACTACGGTGGGAAGACCCAGACTCTCAAGACAGACAGTCAGGCATCCCTTATGAGATGATTCAAGAGCACTATCGTGAGAATATGCCCGAGGAGCTCAGGCAGATGATGAACGAGATTGCTAAGACTGAGACCAGACATGAGCAGAGGACACAGACAGCGAGACTCAGCAGATTCTTCAGCAAGAATAAGAAGAGCAGGGTAAGGCTCTCAGGTGATGGCTACACACTGGTCACATCATCATCAGGTGATGAAGATGGGGGTTGCGCTGGTCCTTTGTTTAATCCTCCAAAACCTAAATCAAGTGAGTCAGACGGTGCCAGCGCTACACCTAAGAAGCGCAAGGTTAAAACCAAGAAGAAGAATGACCCCATAGAGCCAGACACCAAGAAGAAGAAAGCAAGGCGTAAGTCAGGAACTGTTGACCCACTTGTCATCTTCTCTGATGAAGACTCTACTGGCTCAGCTGGAGAAGCGCTCAATGCAGGAAATAATCTGTGGTATCCATATTTTTATGAGGAGCAGACAAATAGACTCTACATTAACCATGATTCAGTGACTATGAAAGAAGAGCTCATTCCAGCTTGCATCGACTTCTTACAGTCAAGAAAAAGCACGTATACAGTACCATTAAGCGTCGAGCAGGTTTACACATACATCATCAAGCCATCTTTGAGAGAAGCGCTACCCACGACCATCACACATGCTAGGGCGTCTACACATCTGCATAATCTAGGGGTTCACCCGCGCAATCCTCAACACATCGCTCTGATGTGCTCGGGGCTGTGGCAGTTTGAGCGATTCTATCAAAAACACTATAAGCAATTTAAGCTACGCGCTCAGGCTCAAGTCGTTCACTAATAAGGAATATGATGAGTAAATCACACAGACCGCACCCACAGACGCGCGCGCGCACACGCGATGCAATCCAGATCCTCGAGGAGCTCAAGCGTCTATTGATCATCGCTGAGAGTGACCCACTATGCAGAGAGGCCAAAGATCTCTATGATAATGTTGAGCGCACACTGAGAGAAGCGCACAGACAATGGAGAGATCATGAGCATCGACGCACACATCGCGAGGATGAGACGCGAGGCTGAGACGCCAGAGCAGAGAGAGAAGCGTCTAGCATATCAGCGTGAGTATGCTAGGCGGCGTCGAGCTGCTGAGACACCAGAGCAACGTGATGAGCGCTTAGCCTATCAGCGCGCTGCAAATAGGAAGTATAGACATGGGCAAAAGACGAAAGACTAGAGAGCAGCGTGACCAGCTCTTATCTAACCTCAGAGAAGGGATGACCATTGAGGCCGCGTGCGCTCAATCTAATATTAGTAAGTCCACGTTCTATGAGTGGCTAAAGAAGAGCGGTGAAGGTGGAGAGTGGACTAAAGAGGTAGACGCGGCCATCACATTTAGTGAGGCTGTGATTCTCGATAAGATCAAGAGAGCCTCAGAGCTTAAAGAAGATTGGCGCGGCTGGGCGTGGATTCTAGAGCGTCGTTTCCCTCAAAGATGGGGGGCTAAACGAGAGCTTGAGGTTAACGTCAACAACCCTCACCAACAATCAGACGAGATGTTCGCGGCTATGGTCGAGCAGAGTAATCAAGCCTATGCTCGAGGGTTAACCCACACAGAAGAGGAGAGTGATGATGAAGGTGAGAGTTAAGCTTAAACGCTCATGGTCTGTGGAGCCATCTAGGGAGCGCACATATTATCGCGTCGAAGGTCTCTATCATAAAGTGTGTGAGGAGGACCGCTCCGATAATTGGACCATCTGCTATTAT